CTAGAATTTGCTGCAGGTGCCATGGACAATTGGGATTTCGCAGGCCAGGGTGGTTTTGTTCTTAATCAGGATGCTAATGCCAACGTGGTTATAAACATGGGTGCCAGTGCTGGTACTGTCATATGTACTTTACATAAGTCAGCAGGTTATGCCGAACCCGACAACCAATCATACACACTAGCCAATAAGTGGTAAGCCATGAAACTAATTAGAGAAAGCACACAGGATCTGCAGTATATTACCGAAGATGCCAAGAGTGGTTCGGGCAAGAATTACTACATCGAAGGTATCTTCATGCAGTCCGATCAGCAGAACCGTAATGGACGTATCTACCCGCTTGCGGTCATGGAAAAGGAATTAGGTCGTTATCAGCAAATGATTGCTGAAAAACGTAGCCTAGGCGAGCTTGGACACCCCGATAATCCAAGTATTAATTTAAATCAAGTAAGTCATTTGATTACTAATCTAAGATTTGAAGGCAAGGATGTTATTGGTCGTGCTAAAATCTTAGAAACACCCATGGGCAAGATTGCTCGAAATTTTATAGACGAAGGTTAAAGTTAGGTGTTAGTAGTCGTGGCTTAGGTAGTTTAAAAGAAAACAAAGACGGTATCATGGAAGTGCAGGATGATTTTCACCTAGCCACCGTAGATATTGTTGCTGATCCAAGTGCCCCAGATGCTTTTGTTGCTGGGATCATGGAAGGACGTGAGTGGATTTTAGATAATGGTCGTTGGACTAGTATACAAATAGAACAAGCTCAAACCCAAGTAAAGAAAGCCACGAAAGCCCAACTCGATGAGACCAAGCTTCAAATCTGGCAACAGTTCATGACCAATTTGTCAAGGTAATGAACTATATAAATAATCAATAGAAAAAATCATTTAGGAGATTCTAAATGTCGGTAGATAGTAAAATTAAACAGTTGCTAGAGCGTCTTGAAGCTCGCAAACTTGATGAGGCTGAAACCATGGGCGCCGGAAGTGTTTCTAAAGACAGTTCCATATCTCCTAAGGTTTCTGGCGATGCATCTAACCCCATGCAAGGTTCTAGCGAAAAGGCTAGCTTTGAAACCAGGGATGAAAAAGAGCCCAATCAAGGCGCGGTTGCTGCTAAGCCTTTAGGCATGAAGAATACGCTTACGGCTCAGGGTCCTGGCCAGGCACCTAACTTTACCACAGTAGCCGATCAGCCAGCCAATGCTGTAAATCAGGCCAACAGTAAGGGCAATGTCAAGCAAGAAGAAACTCAGGTCGAAGATCAGGATGCCGTGATCGAGGAAATTACTGACGACGAAGTAGCCATAGCTGCTGCTGAGCCCACAGTAGTCGAAGCCATAGATCTTAGCCCAATCTTTGGTGCTGATCTTAGCGAAGAATTCAAAGAAAAAGCAACCAGCATTTTTGAAGCTGCTGTTGTTGCTCGTGTTAACCACGAAATGGAAAAAATTAATGCTGCTCTGGACGAAAAGTTCGCCGAGGATGTAGCAGAGTTCCAGAAACAAATCGTGGAAAAAGTAGATTCCTACCTCAACTATGTGGTAGAAAATTGGATGAAGGAAAACGAGGTTGCAATCGAGCACGGTCTCCGCACCGAGATTGCCGAGGACTTTATCCAGGGTCTCCAGGTACTGTTCAAAGAACATTATATTGAAGTACCTGAAGAAAAATATGATGTAATTAGTGAACTCGAAACTGTCAGTGTAGAACTCCAAACACAACTTGACGATGTAATGAATGAAAATGTTGAACTCAAGCAACATATCATTAACATGCAGCGCCAGGCCGTTCTCGAAGAGTTAAGCAAGGATCTTGCCGATACCGAAGCATCCAAACTTAATAAGCTCTTAGAAGGCGTGCAGTTCGAAGACGAACAGTTATTCAAAGAAAAAGTTGCTGTAATTAAAGAAAATTACTTCCCCAAGAATGTTGCCGTGAAGCCAGGTACTGAGACTCAGACTCTAGTTGAAGATACTATTACACAACCAGACATGGGCGATGGGGGTCTTGTAGATCAGTATGCAAGAGCTCTTTCACGCAGCGTTAAAAAGAAGTAATCAATAAATATACAAAGTTCCTTTAGGAGACCTTAATGTTTTTATCCGAACAACTTACCCAAAAATGGTCCAAGATTCTGGATCATCCAGATCTTCCCGAGATCAAAGAAAATTATAAAAGGCAGGTAACTGCAGTCCTGCTTGAGAACCAAGAAAAGGCAATCCGTGAAGATCGCCAGAGCATGCTCACAGAAACACCTGCTAATAGTATTGGTGACGGTACGACTGGTGTTGCTAAGTATGACCCAATCCTTATTGGTTTGGTTCGTAGAGCCATGCCTAACCTCATGGCCTATGACATCTGCGGTGTTCAGCCCATGACTGGTCCTACAGGCCTTATCTTTGCAATGCGTGCCATGTATGGCGCAACACGCGATGCAACAGATCGTGGTCAGTACGAAGCATTGTACAATGAAGCCGATACAGACTTCAGTGGTACTGGTACACACAGTGGTTCGATTAGCAATATTCTTGCTACTAGCTCGTATACTACTGGTACAGCTAACAGTACAACCAACATGGAAGCTGCTCAAGACTACAATGAAATGTCTTTCGCGATTGACAAGACAACTGTTACTGCCAAGAGCCGTGCGCTTAAAGCAGAATACACAGTTGAACTTGCTCAGGACCTGAAAGCCATTCATGGTCTTGATGCCGAAGCAGAATTGTCGAACATTCTCTCGCAAGAGTTTATGTTTGAAATCAACCGCGAAATCGTTCGCTTGATCTACAAGGTTGCTAAGGTTGGTAGCCCAGCTACTGCAGCTCCTGGTACTTTTGACCTTGATGTCGATTCCAACGGTCGTTGGTCGGTCGAGCGTTTCAAGGGTCTTTTGTTTAACATCGAACGCGATGCTAATCATATTGCCCAAGATACACGTCGCGGCAAAGGTAACATCATTGTCTGTTCTGCAGACGTTGCTAGTGCATTGTCCATGGCTGGTGTTTTGGATTATGCTCCCGCATTGTCGACAAACCTTAATGTAGACGACACCGGCAATACCTTCGCAGGTGTGTTGAACGGTCGTTATCGTGTTTACATTGACCCATATACTGGCAACCTTGGCGCAGCTAACCAATTCTATATTGTTGGCTACAAGGGTGCAAGCCCGTATGATGCTGGTCTGTTCTATTGCCCATATGTTCCGCTTCAGATGGTTCGTGCTATCGATCCTAACAGCTTCCAGCCCAAGATCGGCTTTAAGACACGTTATGGTTTGATTGCTAACCCATATGTAAGTGCTGCTAACGGTGCTAACGATGCAGATAGCTTCACAGCTAACCGCAATCAGTACTATCGCAAGACCCGTGTTGTAAACCTTATGTAATACAGCCGACACTAAGATCGG